ATGCTCTGGTTTTGCGTGCGCAGTTCTCATGGGGCCAATTCTCCCGCCTGGAAGCGATCAATTGCAATAAACCGGGAAGGCATTGTGTTTGTGCCGGCGGTTGTTGCTGGAAAAGAAAAGGATGTGAGTGTTTCCACGTTGTTTGATCGCACTCCGGTGTTGCTGTGCTTCGATCATGTTTACGTACCAGTGGCGTGGATAGTCGAGCACTTTCCAATGTGCAGGTCGCACTGTTACGACATGGTGATGGCGGCACTTTTTGGTATACGGGAAACACTAAGTAGCCGTGAGATATGGTCTCGAGTGAGCCACTTTTATGGGCGCGCTGGAGAAAAAAATTATCTGGGGTTTGTCTCATGATCCCGAGTCTGTTTTGCAATCTGTCTCTGCTGATTGGTAGCGTTTTGCTCATCGATAGTTCATGGGCTGGCTCGCGAGAAAGTTGCGCACAGCGCCGCGCCGAACTTGTGTTCCAGATTGAGCGCGCCGAGGCGACGGGCAATGTTTATCGCCAGTCCGGTCTAGAGCAGGCACTTGCCAATGTCGAGCGTTATTGCCAAGAACCCTTAGCGCAAGATGACCGCTCAAGCGCCCTGCAAAAGGCTGAAGCCGAAGTGCGACGCAGACAGAACTATCTGGAGGCCGCACGTCAGTACGGCGATGTGAAAATCATCAGGAAACAGGAAGCCAGGCTCGAACGAGCTCAGACAAAGCTGCAAAAGCTTATGGATGAGTAAAGCGGCAACCACTGCCAACAAACCGCAGCAGGTTTTCTTTTTCAACCCTGCAATTCAACGTGTTCATCAGTGACACCAGGAAATCGAATATGAAAAACATCCTTATCTTTGCTTCAGTCTTTACTTCTGCTGTGCTGATCTCTGGCTGCACCGCTACCGACTGGGTACATGCTGCGGGAGGAATGATGGGCGCCAAGGACGATTACGACAGGAAGGCCAGAACCGATCGACTTAAAAAAGTCAATGCTGCCGCGCGTCGCGTCAAGGGCTGATCACACGTTGGAGCCGGGCCGTTATTCAATGCAAAATGATGGCTCGGCAATATCATTTTGAGGCAGCATTCATATTTATGCGTTAATTATGCAAATCAGCATTTGTCTTCGCGAATAACTTCAAGCACTATGCGCGTTATGCAAAAACGCAACGTAGCCTCCGTCTTAAGAGCACTGCTCGACCAGCACGGGATCTCCCCCACGGAGCTCCACCGTCGCACCGGCGTGCCTCAATCCACTCTCTCGCGGATTCTCAGCGGGAAGATCGTCGATCCTTCGGATAAACACATTTCGAAGATCGCCGAGTACTTCGCCGTGAGCACCGATCAATTGCGCGGGCGCGCGGATGTCGCGGCGTCGGCCGGTGCCGTGCGTGATGACGTACACGCGGAACTCAAGGACATAATGCTGTGGGACGACGATACGCCTGTCGATGATGACGAAGTATCGGTGCCGTTCCTTCGCGAGGTTGAATTGGCTGCTGGATCAGGAAGATTCGTCATCGAAGAGAGCGAGCGCTCTAGCCTGCGCTTCGGCAAGCGCAGTCTGCGCCATAACGGTGTGCAGTTCGACCAGGCCAAATGTGTGACCGTACGCGGCAACAGCATGTTGCCGGTCTTGCGTGATGGCGCCACCGTCGGCGTCAACGCCGGCAAGTGCGGCATCGGCGACATCATCGATGGCGACCTGTACGCGATCAATCACAACGGCCAATTGCGCGTGAAGCAGCTTTACCGCTTGCCTACCGGCATTCGTTTGCGCAGCTTCAATCGCGATGAGCATCCGGACGAGGACTACAGCTTCCAGGAAATCCAGGAAGAGCAGATCGTCATCCTCGGTCACGTCTTCTGGTGGGGCATGTACGCCCGCTAACCCGACCTTTTCAGAAAAACCCGCCCATTGGCGGGTTTTTTTTCGCCTTGATGAAACCGGCAAACCCTTGAGCTGTGGGGCTTTCATGCATTCACGCATTTCGCATGCATAAATAAATGCATTTACGCATTGACTGTGTATGCATACATGCATATTCTTGCTACCAAGCCGCTCGACAAAGCGGCTGGCAAGAAAGCTCTTTAGTTCCACAAGAACAGGCAGCGATGAACCGGCCTCAACGGTTCAGAGGGTTGGCAACTGACCCGGGTGTGCAGCGTAAAGCACCAGAAGCAGTTATCCGGCGGGCAGGGACCGCGGTCGGAAAAACAATCTGAATGGACTCGTACCGCGCCAGTAGCGCCGAAAAGTCAGCTTCCTTCTTGAACACAGGAATTGAAGGAAGGCGAAGGAGCGCATTACTGAAAAGCCCGGCCCCCGTGTCGGGCTTTTTGGAATGCCTACCTCAAGAGAAAACGATTGAACCCAACAAACATCACTCATCAATCACCCCCGGGAGGCGTGACATGACAAGCGAGCAACAAGCGTTGGCGGACATGCCGATCTGGCTGGTCATCCTCCTGGCCGTCGTCGGCGGGGTGTCCGGCGAAATGTGGCGCGCCGACAAGGAAGGTGCCCGCGGCTGGTCGCTGCTGCGGCGACTGGCCTTGCGCTCCGGCGCCTGCATGATCTGCGGTGTGTCGGCGATCATGCTGCTGTATGCCGCAGGACTTTCGATCTGGGCCGCCGGCGCGTTCGGTTGCCTGACAGCGATGGCCGGCGCCGACGTCGCCATCGGGTTGTACGAACGCTGGGCCGCCAAGCGCATCGGCGTCTGCGAAGTCCCGCCTCGCGACCAACCTTAACCTGAGTACTTCTCCGTGCCGCCATTTTGGCGGCAGGGTTTCGCGTGGACGATTGAAAAGGAGGTCATGTATGCCCACACCGATCCAGCAGCCGTCGCAACTGTTCACCGCCATCGCGACGACGCTGCGCAATACCGCCGGGCTCAACCTTAATGTCGGCAATCACGATGATTTCACTGCACCGGCCGATCAGGCCTGGGTGCTGATTGGCTTCGACCGCAATGCACCTGGAATGCGCGCCGCTGACGGGCGAATTGCTCATGTCATGACGGTATCCCTGCAAGTCATCCCGGCCCTTGCCGCCAGCGCATTTGCGGCGTGCGATCTGATCGCTGTGTTGAAAAACCTGATCACCGACAACGCTTGGAACTTGCCCGGCGACCAGTGCGATCTGCCAATGAACATCGATGGCTTGCCGTCATTGCTCATCCGCGCCGACCAGCAATACAAGGCCTGGACCCTGACGTTCAACCAGACCCTCTACCTCGGCCCGACCTTGCTTGACGACCCACTGGGCACGCCGAAATTCGCTCGCACCTGGGAGGTCAGCAATATCGACGACCCCGACCAATACACCGCGTTGGAGGCCTGAGATGTTCGATGGACTATTGCGCATGCAACTCGGCCCGATCATCGAGCGCCTGGCTGAGATGGAAGCAGAAATCGATGATCTGCACCGCCGCGCCGAAAGCTTTTGCCGCATCGGCATTTGCCAGACCGTCGACGCCGCGAGCAACACCTGTCAGGTCAGTCACGGTGGATTGCTCACGCCAGCCATCAAGTTTTTCAACCCCAGCGCCGGCGCACAAAGTGAGTCGCGGATTCCGACGGTGGGTGAGCAGTGTCTGCTGTTCAACTACGGCAGCGGCGAAAGCGGTGCACAAAGCGTGGCGTTGTTCGGCTTGAACAGCGACCGCTTTCCGCCAGCCTCCACCGTGCCGACGCTGACCCGTCGAGTGCATAAGGACGGCAGCGAAAGCGGCTACGACGATGCCAGCCACACTCTGCACTGGCAAAACGGCCCGGCAGCCTTCAGCGGTTCTCGCGAGTCGCTGGAACTGAGCATCGGCCCGGCCCGGTTAGCGATGACACCACAAATGATCACCCTGCAACTGGGTGCGGTCGGCCTGACCATCGACACCTCCGGCGTGCACTTCAGCGGCCCCTTGGTCGATCACCAGGGCCGCGTCATCAGCCCCTGATTCAAGAGCCTCCATATGATCGGAATCGATAGAGACAGCGGGGCCACGGTCGACGACTGGCTGCAATTTGTGCAGCGCGCGACCCGGGCCCTGACCACGCCGCTGGGCACCCGGCAAAAACGGCCCTTGTACGGATCGCTGATCCCCACGCTGTTGGGGCAGAACCTTGGCGATGACGTCCTGCTGTTGGCCCAGAGCCATGCGGCGCAAGCGTTCTACAACGCGCAGAACGGCATCAGCGATTTTCAACCGCAAGTGATCGTCGCCAGCCGTCAGGGCGCCGGCCTGCTGTTGCGTTTCGCCGGCACCTGGAAAAACCGTCAACAAACCTTCGAGGTCGTGACATGAGCATGTTGATCCCCGGCCAGAACCAATTGGCCGAACCCGCGCTGATCACCGTTGAAGCCTTCGAAGATCTGCTCGCCGAGTTCAAGACTTTCGTCGTCGAATACGTCGGGGCGCGTTCGCCGGACAGTGCTGCAAAACTCAGGACCAGTCTCGAGAACGAAAGCGAACTGCTGACCCTGGCGCTTGAAGCTTTCTGTGTGCGGCTGCAAACCCACGAGCGCAAATACAACGCTCGCATCAAACAGATGCTGGCGTGGTGGGCGACGGGCAGCAATCTCGATGCGCGGCTGGCGGACATGGGGCTTGAGCGGCAGTTGCTCGACCCGGGCGATCCCGCAGCATTTCCACCGGTGCCGGCGATTTATGAAAGCGACGACGATGCTCGCTTGCGTTATTACCTGGCGCCGCACGCCCCGGCAGCGGGCTCACGGATGCAGTATCGCCGTGAGGTGTTCACCCTCGGCGAGCGGCCAACGGTGAAGGTCGAATCCACCGATGCCGGTGTGGTGAATGTCACTTACACCTTCAACCCCGATGGTCTCGCCGCGCAGGTCAAGGATGGCAACGGTCGACGCACCGCGCCCGGTGAAGTGCAGGTCACGGTGCTGTCGCGAGAGGGCGACGGCACACCTGCCGAGGCATTGCTTGAAGGTGTGCGTGAGCACTTCGCCCGGCCTGATGTGCGACCGGAAACCGACCTCGTCACCGTCAAGGCTGCCGACATCCAGCGCTACAAGATCCGCGTGGTCGCCAAGATCAATTCCGGCCCTGATTCGGGCCTGACCAAAGTCGCCGCGCAACAGCAACTGCAGGCCTACGCCGACAGTTGTCATCGTCTTGAAGGCCGGGTCGATCCGAGCTGGATCGACTACACGCTGCACAGCGCCGGCGCCGTGCAACTGCAGATTCTCGAGCCGCTGACGCCGATCGTGACGACGGCGTTTCAAGCGCCTTACTGCACCGCAGTCGAAGTCGAGGTGCTGACGCTATGAGTGAGCAAATTCAGCGTCCGACGCTGCTGCCTGCGAACAGCTCGACACTCGAACGCGGCCTGGATCTGGGCTTCGGCGCACTGCTTGATCGCATCGCGCCGCCATTTCCTGAACTCATGAACCCGAGCGAAACGCCGGTCGCCTTCCTGCCGTATCTGGCATCGGATCGCGGTGTTGCTGAATGGAGCACCGCTGCGCCGGAAGCGGAAAAACGCCTGACCGTCGAACTGGCCTGGCCCACCGCGCGCCAGGCCGGCACTCGCAAGGCGTTGGAAAACGCTGCCAAGGGTTTGCAGTTAAGACCCGAGATCCGCGCCTGGTACGAACAGACACCGCCCGGTGCGCCGTACAGCTTTTCCGTACGAGCCTTCAGCGACCAACCCTACAGCGAAGAGATCGACGCCCGTCTCGACCGACGTCTGGCTGATGCCAAGAGCGAACGCGATGTGCTGACGGTCTCCGTCGGCCTGAGCGCTTTCGGCAATCACGTCATCGGTGCCGCGACGTTTTGCGGCGAACTGACCACGGTTTATCCGGTGTTCATCGAAGGGCTGGAAACCTCGGGAGAGGCGTTCATGGCTGCCGGTATGTACACCGTCGAAACATCCACTATTTATCCTCAGGGGGCCTGAATGGCTGACTATTACACCCTGCTCACCAACGCAGGGATTGCCTACGAAACGGCGTGCAAGGCCGCGGGCACGCCGATCAAGTTGACGCAGATTTCCGTCGGCGACGGCGGCGGCTCGGTCTACAACCCGGCCGCGACCGCCACCGCGCTGAAACGCGAAGTCTGGCGCGGGCCGCTCAATGCGCTGTTCCAGGACGAGAAGAATCCGAGTTGGCTGCTCGCCGAAGTGACCATTCCGCCGGATGTTGGCGGTTGGTATGTGCGCGAAGCGGGGCTGTGGACTGATACCGGGATTCTTTACGCAATCGTCAAATATCCGGAGTCGTTCAAACCGGTATTGGCGACGTCGGGGTCGGGTAAAGAGTTTTACATACGTTCGATTTTCGAGACGAGCAATGCGTCGCTGGTGACGTTGTTGATTGATGACACCGTTGTTAAGGCCACGCGTGCCTGGGTCATGAGTTATCTCGCCGAAGAACTCGGCAAGCTGGATGGTAAGCAGTCGGCGCGTGTTGCGGCATCCACCAACATCGTGTTGAACGGTGCGCAGCAAATTGACGGTGTCGCAGTGATCGCTGGTGACCGCGTGCTGGTTGCGAACCAGACGCTGGCCAAGGACAACGGCCTGTGGGTTGTTGCCAATGGTGACTGGGTGCGGGCGACCGATGCCAATAGCAGCGCCAAGGTGACGCCGGGACTGACGGTGATGGTGGAGGAGGGAACAACGAACGGTGATTCGTTGTGGCACCTGACCACCAATGCACCGGTCATCCTGGGCACCACCGCGCTGACGTTCAAGATGCTCGCCGGTCGCACCGGGATTGCTGCCGGGACTTACAAGAGTCTGACGGTCGATGAGTATGGACGAGCGACGGCTGGGGCCAATCCCGCGACACTGGCCGGCTTCGGGATCACTGACGCCCTTGGCATCAACGCAACGGCGGTAGCGGCTCGCAAGCTTGAAACGGCGCGCAGTATTGCCATTTCCGGCGCGGCTAGCGGTAGCACTTCGTTTGACGGCTCGGCAAACGCAAACATTTCACTGGCGCTGGCCGACTCGGGCGTTTCTGCCGGTACTTACACAAAAATTGCCGTCAATGCCAAAGGGTTGGCTACCAGCGGCGGGAACCTGATTGCATCGGATGTCCCCGCTCTGGACTGGAGCAAGATCAGCTCAGGAAAACCCAATACGTTGGCGGGCTACGGAATTGTCGATAGCTATACCCAAGGCCAGACCAACAGCGTTGTCAGCACTTCTTTCGCGAACTTCTCTGCGGCTAGTCTCCAGGTTCCAGCCTTTATCAACGGCTTCACCGACAACCATTCCTCCCGATACTGGAGAGCCAATGGCAATATCTATGTGTGCCTCGATGTTGCCCGCTGGGTCAGTAGCGGTACCGATGCATTGGTCATGTTCACGCTTCCACCGGGCTTTCGCCCCCTCAGCAGAGTGAGCGGCGCAGGCGGTTGGGCGACCAGTGGCCAGCTTGGGTTCGGTTTGTTGTCGTGGCGCGCGGAAACCACGGGCGAGGTTGTCCTGGACTACTCGATTGGATCGGCGTCGGGTGTTAGTGGCTATCGCTGCCAGTTCAGTTTCTGCGTTCAAGCGGCTTAAGGGGGCAGCATGATTTTTGTCATTGATCAAACCGGGCTATTTCTCTACGCCACCGATGCCCCGGTCGGGGCCGAAAACTGGACGGCTGTCCCATTGCCGCAACCTTGTTGGAATCCGCGATTCAAAGGTAGGCGAATCAGTGATGACGGCGAATGGGGAGGCCATTGGGAACATGACGGCGAGCCTGCGCCTACCGTTGCTGACCTGTGCGCGAGAATTGATAACTACGCCGACCAGGCGCGGCGGATGGTTGCAGTCGATCCACTCCGGGCGGTCGAATACGAACGAACCGCCGCCGAAGCACAAGCATTCAAAGACGCCGGTTATCCCGCAGATGCGGTACCGCGCACTGTGGCTGCCTGGGCAATCGCAGGCCGTACGCCTCAAGAGTCTGCCGACGGCATCCTGATCGAAGCCGCCCGCTACACAGAGGCCCTATACCTGATTCGGGAAAGGCGCCTGGAGGCGAAAGAACTGATTAAGGCGAGGATTGCAGTTGATGCAACCGATGAAGCCAGACAGATCGCCGAAGAAGCAATCAAGGCTTTCCAGGCGATGGTGACTGGCGTTCAGGGTTGATGGTGCGTGTCGTACGTCTGTGGTTCGCAGCGCGGATAGTCCGATAAGTGCACTGATTCGTGAGCTCGTCACCCAGGTGGATCCTGATACCTGAAGTACCCACCGGTTCAACCTGAACCGGCAACTCAATAAACGTCCCGAATCCGGGGCGTTTTCTTTCCCCCACAAAACACTCAACACCCGCCAAGCCCCTCCCCACGAGGTGCTTTCCCGTTTATGGAGAAACGAAAAATGGCAACCCGCCAAACCTACACCGTGCTCGTCCCATTCCCCACCGGCGGTGGGCACTGGTCGAGCATCGGCCAGGAACTTGATCTGCTCGACGTCGAGGCCAGTGCCCTGCACAGCGCCGGCCGACTGGAGCTGAAAACCCAATCCACCCAGGCCAAAAAGGCCGCTGCCAAGAAGGCTGACTGAATATGGCTGAGGTTCTGAACTTCGAGCACAACGGCATTACCGTCAATGCCACCGAATCCCCCGAGGCCATGGGTGGCCTGGGTGACAACGTCATCGGTCTGGTCGGCACTGCGCCGAAAGCCGATCCGCTGATTCCGCGCAACGCACCGTTCCGCATCAACAGCTTCACCACCCATGCACTGCTTGATCCGACCGGTTCGGAAGAGGGCACTCTGTATCACGCGGTCTACCAGATCCTCAAAGTGGTCAAGGTTCCCGTGTACGTAGTGATCGTCGAAGCGGGCGCGACTCCGGCCGACACCGTCAACAATGTGATCGGTGGTGTTGATCCGCTGACCGGCCGCAAGCTCGGTCTGGCAGCGCTGGGCAGTGTCCCGGAAGACCTGACCATCATCGGCGCGCCGGGCTTCACCGGCACCAAAGCGGTGGCCAGCGAGTTTGCCTCGTTCGGCAAGCGCATCAAGGCCCGTGTGGTACTGGACGGCAAGGACGCCTCGGTCGCCGATCAAGTGCTGTACAGCCAGGAATTGGGCGGCGCCGATCTCGGTTTCGACCGTTGCCTGGTGGTGCACAACATGCCGGCCGTGTACTCGAAAGCGGCGAAGAAAAACGTCTTCCTGTCGCCGTCCAGTCTGGCGATTGCCGCACTGGCCAAGGTCAAGCAGTGGGAGAGCCCGGGCAATCAGGTGACCTACGCCGAAGACGTGTCGCGGGTCGTTGAATACAACATTCTCGACACCTCCACCGAAGGCGATCTGCTCAACCGCTACGGCGTCAGCTACTACGCCCGCACCGTGCTCGGCGGCTTCTCGCTGCTGGGTAACCGCTCGATCACCGGCAAGTTCATCAGCTACGTCGGCCTCGAAGATGCGATCAGCCGCAAGCTGGTCAAGGCCGGTCAGAAAGCCATGGCCAAGAACCTCACCAAGTCGTTCATGGATCAAGAGGTCAAGCGCATCAACGACTGGCTGCAGACCCTGGTCGCCGACGAAACCATTCCTGGCGGCAGCGTGTATCTGCACCCGGAACTGAACAGCGTCGAGAAATACAAGAACGGTACTTGGTACGTGGTCATCGACTACGGCCGCTACGCGCCGAACGAACACATGGTTTATCAACTCAACGCCCGCGATGAAATCATCGAGCAGTTCCTGGAGGACGTTCTCTAATGTTTACCAACCGCGTAAGACAGGCCATCGCGGCCACCCTGCAAGGCCTGCCGCTGTCGGCGACCGTTGAAGAATTCACCCCGCCGAAGATCGAATTCGACGTGGAAGAAATGCGTGGCGGCCGCTTTATCGTCGAAGAAATGGCCAAGGGCGGCAAAGCGCTCAACGCCAAGCTGACCCTGCAAGGTCTCGGCGCCGAAGTCATGCTCGCACTCGGCGTGAAGCTGGGCGACGACATCCTGCTGAACGTGCGTGAAGCCGGTCAGGATCAGGATGGCAACACCTGGTTCACCTATCACACCGTCGGCGGCAAGCTGAAGTCCCTCGAAGAAACCGCAGTGAAAATGGGTGAAAAACCCAAGACCAATCTGGAACTGTCCTGCCGCACCTACAACCGTCTGGAAAACGGTGTACCGGTGATCGACATCGACGTGCGTACCCAGAAGTTCGTGCTCAACGGCGTCGACATCCTTGGTGATGCGCGGCGTGCGGTGCTGATGCCGTAACCCATTACACCGCAAAACCTGTGGGAGCGAGCCTGCTCGCGAAGAGGCCACCACATTCGCTACCTATGTGACTGTAAGACCGCTTTCGCGAGCAGGCTCGCTCCCACATTGGGCCAGGTTGACTGGCCCCTTTACGCAACACCCCCTCAAGAATCACCAAGGAATTCATTCATGTCGTGGATGCCACCCCAGCATGACCTGCTGTCGCCGATCACCAGCGACGACGGTTCGCAGATCGAAACGATCCAGCTCAAGCCGCTGTTCTACGCCGCGCAAAAAGAAGCGCTGGAACGCGCCGGCGATGACGAAGACGATCAGTTCTTCGAACTGGCGCTGCTCGCCACCGGCCTGTCGGTCAAGGAACTCGACCAGCTCAAACGCCCGGACTACGTGAGCATCGCCCAGTACGTGCACGAGATGTCGACACGCCCTGCGTCGTACTTTCTGGAGCAGGTCGAAGATGCGGAAAAATCCGCCGATCCCGACCAGGTGCAATTGCTGCAACCGCTCGCCGTGACCGGCCGCACCGTGACCTCGCTGTCGCTGGAAATGCCGGCACTGCGCGCCACCAAAGTGATGAAGAAACTGAAAACGGCCAAGGAACGCGCCGAGTTCATCACCGCCCATTGCACCGGCCTGATGATCCCCGATCTGGCCCTGATGACCGTCCCGGACTGGACGCAATTGCAGGTGCGCATCGACGATTTTTTAAACCAGCCGGCGGCCTACTTTCGGAACGCGACATCGAAGTAATCCTCGATATCGTCCCGCTCATTTACCCGGTAAGTGAAGCGGAGATTCTGGAATGGGACGCCGAAAAGGCGTTGCGCCGCTACGACATAGCGATCACTCGCCTTGGCGTGAAACAGGAGTAGAGCGGCAATGGCAGAGAGCAAATATGCGCTCACGTACGCCGGTGAGGGCGGCAATGCATCGGGCGGATTTACACTGCCCGACAACCTCGGCAAACCGCTGCAGGATTTGAATCTGACGCTAGCGTTGGCAAGCGTGGATATTCGTTTGCTGACTCAGGAGCAGATCAAGCTGCGTGAGCTACTGGTCAGCCAGCAGTCGTTGTTCAAGGCTGGCGCTGCAGCCCCTGCTGCAAGCGCTGAGCCGAAGTCCAAACTCAAGGCCGAGATCGAGCAGCGTCCGCCGCCCAAACTCATGCAGCCGGCGATGGCCAACGAGACTGCGCTGGTTGAACTCAATCAGTTGCTCAAGATGAGCAACGACCAGCTGCAAACGCATTCACAGAACACTCTGGAACTGGCCAGCGAGAAACAGGTGGCGGCCAGTGGTGCAACCAACGCTGACCTATTGCAAGTTCAAGTCGCCGGAGCACGATCCGGTATTGCCGATGGCGCCAAGGGTGACCAACGGGCGAACGAGCTGAAGTGGTTCTCCCGTGATGCCGCGATCAACGCATCGGCCTTCAGGGTGGACGTCAAAACGGCTGGCGAGATGTTGGCGGCCTGGCGTTCGTCGCTGAAGCTGGATCGCTATCAGAGCCAGGATCTGGCCGATGCGACGAGCTATCTCGGCAACAGTGGCCTGGATGCCAAGGCAGCCGACATCGGTTCGGTCGTGCAACGCTCCGGCGAGACCGCAATCACTGCCGGCATGACCCCGGAACAGGTGGCCGCGTTTGCGGCGGCACTGCTCAACAGTGGCGCAGACAAGGAGGGCGCCAGTGCCGCGCTGAAGGGCATTACTTCGGTGCTGGCGAAGGGCGCAGATGCATCGACGGAGCAACGTACGGCTCTGAGCCAGTTAGGGTTGAATCCCGAATCATTGGCAGGAGAGATGCGCAAAGACGCTCCCGCTGCCATCAACTCGGTGCTTGCTGCACTCAATAAACAACCGCTGCAAGAACGGGCAACACTGACGAAGACGCTGTTTGGCGAAAACGACGTCAGAGTTCTTGAGCTGCTGAAGAAACCAGAGGATGTAAAAAACGCATTCTCCCAAGTGGCCGACAAGCGCCAATACGCGACGTCGGAACTTGGCGCCGATTCGGGGGCAGCCGCGAAATCCGCCGAGGCGTTTGGCAATACGTCGCAAGGGCGTTGGAATGCGCTGGATGCGAGTCTGACCCGGCTGACCACCGCATTCGGCACCGCACTGGCGCCGTTGGCCGATGGTGCCGCAGTGGTGCTCACTGCGCTGGCCAATGGCGTGAGTACTGCGGCGGCGGCTTTCCCGGCGCTTACTGCAGGATTGGTTCTGCTTGGTGCCGCAGCCCTTCCATTTGTGGGAGGGGCGCTGAAAACCGGCGTTGCTTCAGTCCTCGACACCGTTTCTGCGAAGCTGTTGCGTCTGGCGACGACGCGACTCCCCCCCGATATTGCTGATGCCATCGTCGGTGACGATGTCTCTGATGGCGGGCGAAAAAACAAACGATCGGGTCGTCGATCGGGTCGACGCCCGCAGGCCAGAACGGCGGTGCGCACGACAGTTCCGCGCGCCAGTGGGGGCAGTCGTTTGGGGGGGCTCACGGCTAAGGTCGCGCCTCTGTTCGATGACATCAAAATGGGCTTCAAACTGTTCGCCGATCGCCTGGGCAACAGCGAGATGACATCGCGACTCAAAGGGCCAGTTGCCAAGCTTATGCCCTTGGTCGAAAGCGTCGGCGCCAAGGTCATGCCCAAAATCGCCCAAGCGCTGCCGGCGGTAAAACTGGGAGCGCCGCTGGCCATTGCGCACGCGGCCTATAGCGGACTGAAAGGTTGGCGCGAAGGCGATGACCAAGCGGTCAAAGGTGCCGCCGGCGAGTTGGCCGGCACTGCCATCGGCGCCACGATCGGTACTTTCATTGCGCCCGGTATTGGGACATTCATCGGTGGGACTCTGGGCGGAATGCTCGGTTCGTACGTCGGTGAACAATGGGGCAAGCCTGCCGAGGACAAACTCGCGCCTCCCGCGCAAGTGGCCAAGGACCTGAGCAATGCTCAGACGCAAAACCAGCAGATCACCTATGCACCGTCGATTCAGATCAGTGGCAGTGAAATAGCCAGTTCCGAAAAGGTGGGTGCAGTGATCTCGCAAGTCATGCAAAACCATTTCAACGGTCAGTTCATGACCTCGATGAGTGCCAATCCCCTCGCCACCCGCCGTGACGCAGCCCTGACCGATGGAGTCGCCTGATGAAACAACAAATGGCATTAGGCAGCTTCATCTTCGGCCTCTCGCGCCAATTTGCGTACCACTCGCTGTTGCGCAAATCCGATGGCGGCTGGACGGAAATACAGATTCTCACCAGCAAACCGAAATCCAGCCAGACCGGCCAGAAGTCGGAAACCCTGACCATCACCGGCAAGTCGATGTATGCCGTGGCCATGGATCGGCTGGATGAATTGCGCGCCTTGCAGGCGCTGCGCATACCGCTGCCGCTGATCGATGGCATTGGTCGCAACTGGGGTCTGTGGCGGATCAACAGCGTTCAGGAAACCCAGACCCAGATCATCGATGACGGCACAGCGATGGTGGTCGATTGGGTCATCGAATTGGCGGAGTTCAACAATGCGTAAGGTTCGAAGCGTGGCCGGTGATTCGGTGAATCTGCTGCTCTACCGCGAAACCGGGCGCAGCGATGATGCCGCTGAAGATGCCCTGTGGAAACTCAACCCGACTCTGGCCGAGCACGGTCCGGTCCTGCCTGCAGGCATCTGGATCGTGCTGCCTGAGCTCGACAGCAAACCCGCCGCGATCAAAGCGCTCAGCGCCTGGGATTAAGGAGGTTACATGACACTGGGTTTTACCCCGGCGGTAGAAATCTACGGCGCACATGCGGCCCTGCTCAATCAACGCCTGATCAGTTGGGAACACATCGATGCCGCCGGTATCGAGTCGGATCAATTGACCTTGACGGTGGATCTGGAGGGCCTCGAGGGGCTGCCAGATCTGGGCGGGAGGATCGGTCTGAAAGTCGGTTATCTGGAATCCGGGATGGTCGACAAGGGCCAGTTCAAAGTGACGCGGCTGACGCCGACGCTGTTCCCGTTCCGCCTGACTCTGGTCGCCACTGCGGCGCCGTTCAGCAAGGACGATGAAACCGGCTTCAAACAGCGCCGCACCGCCAGTCATGGGCCAACGACGCTGGGCGGATTGTTTCGCGAACTGGTAGCGCGGCATGGCTTTTCGCCGCGGGTAGCACCAGACGTATCGCTGATCCGGATCGAGCACATCGATCAGACCAACGAAACCGATATGGGCTTCCTCACGCGACTGGCGATGAAGTACAACGTGGTCGCCAAACCGTACGATCAGATTTACGTGCTGGCGCGGCCCGGGCAGACCAAATCGTTGTCGGGCAAAGTGCTGGCGAACGTGATCCTGTCGGTGACCAGCAACAATCGGCCGGGTGATCACGCCTTTGTCAGCGCCACGCTGGAAGAGGCTGCGCGGGCGCAGAATCAGGGCTGTATAACCCGTTGGCTGGATGCCGCTAGCGGTAAGTTGCAAGAGGTTAAAACCGGGCTTTCGCCGTTCAAGATCCTGCGCCAGCAGCAACCCAGCGAAGCGGACGCCATCGCTGTGGGTGAAGGCGAAGTGCGCAAAATGCTCCGGAAAAAGTTCAAGGTAAAGATCACCTGCCCGGGCAATCCGCAGCTGGCGGCCGAAGGCCTGGTGGTGCTCGATGACACCTGGCCTGACTTTATGCGCGGGCGCTGGTCGATCGACAAAGTCACTGCCAGCGGCAATCGCGAGAACAGCTATCGCTGCCTGATCGATGCATCGTGCCTCGACCCCAAAGCCGAAGCCAAAGACTGACGACACAACTCCCTGTGGGAGCGAGCCTGCTCGCGAAGAGGCCGGAACATCCAATATTGAACGCGACTGACACATCGCTTTCGCGAGCAGGCTCGCTCCCACATTGGTCCTGCGCAATTCTCATCATCCTGGAACACCCCCATGAAGATCACCCCGATCCTCACGCAACTGCGTGGGCAATGCCCTGGCCTTGCCAGTCACATTTCGGTGGGTGTCGATCTGGCGTTGCTGCAAGGCAATGTCGATCTGCCGACACCCTCGGCCCATGTGCTGCCACTGGCCGACTTGGCGAGTGAAAGCACCACCCAAAACCTCACCACCCAACCGATCCGCGACCGCTTCGAAATCGTCCTGGTGCTTGACGCCACGGACGCTACAAAAGCGCTGGATTTGTTGCACGACTTGCGTGCCGAGCTGTGGCGCGCGCTGGTGGGGTTCAAACCCGAAAAAGACTATAGCGCCATCGCCTACGACGGCGGCGAACTGGTCTCGATCAACAGCAGCCGCGCCTTTTACCGGCTGCGCTTTTTTGCCGAGTTCCAGCTCGGTCGCAATCTGCCGAGTCAGCCTGCGGAGAGTTGGCACGAACGCGAACTGGACGGTTTGTCGTCCTTTACCGGGGCCACCGTGCGGGTCGATGCGATCGATCCGGCCGACCCCAACCTGAAACGCCCGGGCCCCGATGGGCGCGTGGAAATGACTTTCTCTGGAGACGTAACCCCATGAGCAATCGCATCACCGTACTGCCGGCCGAAGGCCGCGTTGTACCTGACCCGGAGGCGGGCGATCTGCTGCCGCTGGAAGGCCGTGAAGTGCTGGACAGCGCCTGGTGGCGCCGACGTCTGGCCGACGGCGACATCACCCTCAAAACCGCACCAGCCAAACAAAAGGGAGCCAAATAATGGCGATCGGATTCAGCAACATCCCCGCGGACATTCGTGTACCGCTGTTCTATGCCGAAATGGACAACTCGGCCGCCAATAGCGCGAGTTCGACCCTGCGTCGTTTGATCGTCGCTCAGGTCAACGACAACATCGCGCCGACCGAAGTCGGCAAACTGGTTTTGGTCTCCAGCGTTGCGCTGGCCAAGAGCATCGGCGGCCAAGGCTCGATGCTCGCCTCGATGTACGAGACCTTCCGCAAGGCCGACCCGATCGGTGAGATCTGGTGCCTGCCGCTGCACAACGCTGAAGGCGCCATCGCCAAAGGCGTGCTGACCCTGACCGGCACCGCCACTCAGGCTGGCGTGTTGAATCTGTATGTCGGCGGCGTGCGTGTGCAAGCCACCGTGGTCAACGGTGCCAGCGCTGCGCAAGCGGCCACCGCTCTGGCGCAGAAAATCAACGCCACTGCCGATCTGCCGGTCAGCGCTGCGGCTGCCGAAGGTGTGGTCACCCTGAATGCCAAATGGACCGGCGACAGCGGTAACGACATCAGCCTGCAATTCAATCGCCTGGGCAAAAGCAATGGCGAAGACACCCCGGCCGGCCTGACCACTGCGATCACGGCCATGACCGGCGGCGCCGGTGTGCCGGATCAAGTGGCGGCGATTGCCGCTCTGGGTGACGAGCCGTTCGAGTTCATCGCGTTGCCGTGGTCCGATCTTTCGACCCTCAACACCTGGCAAGCGGTCATGGACGACAGCACCGGTCGCTGGTCGTGGGCCAAGCAACTGTTCGGTCACGTCTACAGCGCCAAACGGGGCACTGTCGGCACTCTGGTTGCTGCCGGCCAGGCACGTAACGACCAGCACATGACCATTCAGGCGTTGGAGCCCGGCGTTCCGCAACCGTTCTGGGTACAAGCCGCTGCACTGGCTGCACGCACCGCGGTGTTCATCTCCGCCGACGCCAGCCGTCCGACCCAAAGTGGCAGCCTGCCGGGCGTTGATCCGGCACCTGCCAGCGAGCGCTTCACGCTGACCGAGCGTCAGTCGCTGCTCAACTACGGCATCGCCACCGCGTACTACGAAGGCGGTTACGTGCGCATCCAGCGTTCGATCACCACCTACCAGAAAAACGCTTACGGTCAGGCCGACAACTCCTATCTGGACAGCGAAACCATGCACCAGTCGGCGTTCATCGTACGCCGTCTGCAAAGCGTGATCACCAGCAAATACGGCCGGCACAAACTGGCCTCCGACGGCACCCGTTTCGGCGCCGGCCAGCCGATCGTGACGCCTGCGACCATTCGCGGTGAACTGATCGCGCAGTACGCCAAGCTCGAACTGGAAGGCCACGTCGAGAACGCCGAGCTGTTCGCCGAACACCTGATCGTCGAGCGCGACGTGCAGGACCCGAGCCGCGTGAACGTGCTGTTCCCGCCGGACTACATCAACGGTCTGCGCGTGTTCGCACTGCTCAACCAATTCCGTCTGCAGTACGACGACGCGGCTTGATAGCCGCGTTTGACGGCAAGTTTTCAGCCCACCTCGCGTGGGCTTTTTTATGCAAGGGAGTAACACCATGGGTCAACTGATTGCAGGCACCTGCTACGTCAAAGTCGACGGCGCACAACTGACTATCAATGGCGGCTGCGAAGCCCCGCTGATGGCGGTCAAACGCGAAACCGTCGTACCCGGTTTCTACAAGGAAACCGACATTGCGCCGTCGTTCAAAGTGACCGCGCTGCACACCGCCGACTTCCCGCTGAAGAAGCTGATCGAAGGCACCGATATCACCGTCACCTGCGAATTCAGCAACGGCAAAGTCTACGTGCTGGCTGGTGCCTACCTGGTCGAAGAGCCAGTCTCCAAGGGCGATGACGCCACCATCGAACTGAAATTCGAAGGCATCAAGGGGACCTGGCAATGAGCGGCGCCGTGAAGCTTCAAGTTGCCATCGAAGCTCACGGCGAGCCTCTGACCGAACTCGTCCTGCGCCGTCCGACGGTGCAGGAAGTGCGAGCGATCAAGGCGTTGCCGTACAAGATCGACAAGAGCGAAGAAGTCAGCCTCGACATGGACGTGGCGGCCAAATACATCGCCGTGTGCGCCGGCATTCCGCCGTCGTCGGTCAACCAGTTGGATCTGGCTGACCTCAATGCGCTGAGCTGGGCCGTTGCGAGTTTTTTCATGAGTGCGGCGTCGGCGCCATCACCGACCTGATCGCCGTCGCCTATGACCTGGCCTGGTTCTGGAAGGTTGACCCCGAACAGATGATGGCCAGGCCACTGGATGTGCTCCGCGAATCGCTGGAGCACGCGCAACGGATCAATGCGATGCAGCAGGTGCAGTGATGGCAGACGAAGAAACGAAAGTAAAAACTCCGGTGCTGATCACGGGCATCGATGAGCTATCGCCCAAGCTCGGAGCCCTTCAGGCCAAGGTCGGCAGTTTCAAGAAAAATCTCGAGCAGGTCGGCCTCGACAAACTGGACATCAGCGGGCTGTTCAAGGGCGGCAGCGTGATCACGCCGTTTGTGGATGGCATCAAATCGGCGGCGGCGTTTCAGGGCAAATTGACCGAAGTCAGCGACACGGCAAAAACCGTCGACCTGCCCGCCGCACCGAAAGTCGCCGCACAGAACATGAACGTGTTCAGTGCGTCGATGGAGAAGGTCTCGACGGCGGTGAATGCGGCGTTGGTGCCGGCGGTTGGCGCGGTGGTAATCGGTCTTGAACCAATGCTCAACGGTTTCGGCAGCTTGCTTGCCGACAACCCCGAGCTGGTACAAGGCCTCGCGGCGGGAGCCATCGCCTTCTCGGCAATGCAAACCGCGGTGACGGGGGCGACCCAGGTGTTCGACGTCATGAGCCTGGTGATGAAGGCCAACCCTATCATGCTGATCGCCACCGGCATTGCCCTGGCCGCCGGTTTGATCGTCGCCTACTGGAAACCGATCTCGACGTTTTTCAGCGGGCTCTGGCAGAAGATTGCCCCGGTAGTGATTCCGATGGCCGAGTTCTTCAAGACAATGTTCAGCTACACCCCGCTGGGAATGCTGATCAACAACTGGGGACCCGTCACGGCGTTTTTCTCGGCGTTGTGGGACGGCCTCAAAGCGGTTGCCGCGCCGGTGATCGAGTTTTACAAAACCTTGTTCAATTATTCGCCGCAAGGACTGATCTTGAACAACTGGGGGCCGTTGGTGAGTTTGTTCTCATCGATCTGGGACTTGCTTCGAGCAGTTTCGGTGCCGGTGAAGGCTTTCCTTCAGGGTTTTTTCGACTGGTCACCCCTTGAGGTGATTCAGGCGATCTGGGGCGGGGTGGTCACTGTCTTCAGCGCGATCTGGGATTACATCAAGTTGCCTTTCCTGGCAATGTACGCCGTGATTCGCGAACAGTTGGGGTGGTCGCCGCTGGAAAAAATCATCGAGAACTGGGCGCCCGTTACGGCCTGGATTGAGCGGTGGTCGAACAAGTTTCAAGAGGCCATCGCGCCGATCAAGGCGTTTTTCAATGGCGGCTTTGGCGAGCTGGTTGCCGAGGCCAAGGCTCGGGTCGATGTCTTCACGCAGGCGCAACTGAAAACCAATGCCGAGGGCAAAGGCGAGTTGGCGCCGGCGTTTTTCAAGGGCAACAACGAATCCTCCCCGAGCCAGTTGTCGACACCGGGCAACCTGCCGACACCGGAAAATCTTGCGCAGAAACCGGCTCTGCAGGGCAGCTCGCTGTCGCAGACCTCAAACACCCTGATCCAGCAAAGCGCAATCAACAATCGCACGCAACTCGAAGGCGGCCTGACCGTACGTTTCGAAAATGCCCCGCCGGGGATGCGTACCGATCAACCACAAACCAATCAACCGGGCCTGGCGCTGTCTTCGCGCATCGGCTATCGCTCGTTGTCCGTGGGAGGTTCCAATGAACTGGCGTGACCGTTTGTTGCCGGCATCCTTTCGCGGTGTCGGTTTCTGGATCGATTCGACGAAAACCCCGGTCGGTCGCAAGGGGCAGCTGCACGAGTATCCGCAGCGTGACCTGCCGTACTTCGAGGACCTTGGCCAGCAGGCGAGGATTCACGACGTCACGGCGTTCATCATCGGCGCCGATTGCCTGGAGCAGCGCGACAAGTTGCTCAAGGCGTTGGAGGCGGGCAGCGGTGAGCTGGTGCATCCGTGGCTCGGACGTCTGCAAGTCAAGGTCGGCGAATGCGACATGACCCACACTCGCCAGGACGGCGGGTTGGTGACCTTTACCCTGAAGTTCTATCCCGATAAGCCGTTGCAGTTTCCGACTGCGTCCGTCAGTACCCAACAGGCAATACTGCTCAAGGCGGGGACTTTTCAGGCTTCCGCCCTCGCGCGGTTCGAGCAGGCGATGACGATGATCAAAGCGGCGCGGATCGGCATTGCCAATTTGCGTAACAGTCTCGCCGGGGTCTACGAGATCATCAAAGAGCAGCTCCAGCCGCTGATCAAGTACTACAAAGACATCACCGACTTCGTCAAAGCTGTCAAGGAGTTGCCCAAGGAACTGGCGGCGGAGTTCAACGGCTTGCTCGGCGATATCAAGGAGCTGAAGACGTTTGCGAAGGAAGGCTACCGTGGCGTGATTGCCGACGTGTCGCAACAACTCGAAGCGATCCGCAAGGCTGATGCGCCGAAGCTCACCACCGGCACAGACACCAATGCGGCGGCGCAAGCCATGGCCGATCTGGTGCAGGACACGCTGATCGTGAAAGCGGCGCAGTGGATCGCGTCGATGCCGGTCGCCAGCAAACCGATGAAGTTGCCGTCGACGCCTTCCGTCAACAATCAGGCCAGCCAGCCAATCACTCATCAGGACGTGCCGTCCACCGACGATACGCTGGCGATGCTGAAGAATCTGGTCAGCACGCTGGATCTGGCGAAGAACAAATCCAGCCCTGCGCATCACCAGGTAGCCAGCGATTTGCAGGATGCGTTGGTCACCCACCTCAAGGCCGTTGCGTCCTCGGGTATACGGGTTGTCACTAAAACCATTCAGGAAAGCGCGCCGGCGCTGGTGATCGCCTACAAGTACCTGGGCGATGCCACGCGGGCCCTGGAAATCCAGCAGCGCAACCCGACGAATCATCCCGGGTTCTCACCCAACCAAGTGAAAGTCCCGGGGGAGTGAACCATGAGCGAGATGGATAACCGCGTCACGCTGACGGTCAACAACCTGGAATATGGCGGCTGGAAAAGCGTGGAAATCACGGCTGATCTGGAGCGTCAGTTCCGTACCTTCAAACTCGACATCACCTGGCAATGGCCAGGGCAAACGGTGGATAAACCGATCAAGCCCGGCGACCCGTGCGAGGTGAAGATCGGCAACGATCTGGTGCTCACCGGTTACGTGTTCAAGGCGCCGATCCGCTATGACGGGCGGCAGATCAGCCTGACCATCGAAGGCAGTTCGAAGACCCAGGATCTGGTCGATTGCGCGGCCATCAATCGCCCGGGTCAATGGCAGGAGCAACCGTTGCTGAGCATTGTCGAGGCGCTGGCGATGGGCTATTCGCAGTCGGTGGTCAACGAAATACCCGAGACCGCACGACTGACCAAACACACCATCGTGCCGGGTGAAACGGTGTTTCAGTCGATCGACCGTTTGCTCTCGCTGCTGCGGGTGTTTTCCACCGATGACGCGCAGGGCCGGCTGGTGCTGGCCAAGCCCGGCAGCGGCGGTCGCGCCAGTGATGTGCTGGAGCTGGGCAAGAATATCCTCTCGGCCAACGCGGCGATGGATTACAGCCAGGTGTTCTCCGAATACCGGGTGATCGGCCAGCAAAAGGGCTCGGACAAGAAGAGCGGGGCGGCGGTCAGCGAAGTCGAATCGATTGCTGCCGACCTGACCTTCAAACGTCGCCGCACCACGGTGATCAACGAAGGCACGCAACTGACCTTTGAGTTGGCGCAGCAGCGTGCCCAATGGGAAAGCGCTACCCGCATGGGCCGCGCGCAGACCACCACCTATCAGGTGCAGGGCTGGCGTCAGGCCAACGGCGATCTGTGGCGGCACAACACGCTGGTGCGGGTGAAAGATCCGGTGCTTGGGTTTGATGGCGACATGCTGATTTCCAAAGTCACGTATTCGCTGTCGGCGCAGGGTTCGGTGACCACGCTGCAAGTGGCGCCGCCGCATACCTTCGACGCTAATCCCAGCCCCCCGAAAAAAACCTGAGCCTGACTCCGAACCCTGTGGGAGCGAGCCTGCTCGCTCCCACAGTGGATCGCGTGATGCCTACCTCTTGAGGACACCCCATGAGCCTACTGACACGCCTGCTGGCGCGCGGCACTGTCGTGCTCGCCAATTCGGCATCCAAGCTGCAATCGCTGCAAATGCGCCTTACCGCCGGCGAAGTGAACGACGACATGGAGCACTTCGAACCCTACGGTTTCACCAGCCATCCGCTGGCCGGTGCCGAAGGTGTCGTCACGTTCATCGGTGGCGATCGCTCCCACGCCATCGCCCTGGTCATCGCCGACCGCCGCTATCGCCTGCAATCGCTGGCCGCCGGCGAAGTGGCGATCTACACCGACGAGGGCGACAAAATTCACTTCAAGCGCGGACGGATCATCGACATCGACACCGCCACGCTGAACATCCGCGCCAGCAGCGCGGTGAACTTCGACACGCCGGTGATCAACCAGACCGGCAAAATCGTTTCCACTGGCGATCAACTCGCTGGCGGCATCAGCCAGATCAAACACGTGCACGTCGGCGTGCAGGCCGGTAACGGCCAGACCGGCGCGCCGGCAGGAGGCAAGTGATGCTTATCAGCCCCAACCTCCACGCCGCGCTGACCCGCGCCGTGCTCATCAGCCTGTTTACCTGGCGCCGCGCCGCCGATGACGACGCCCTCGATGACGACGAGCGCTTTGGCTGGTGGGGCGACAGTTTTCCCACCGTCGCCGACGATCGCATCGGCTCGCGGCTGTGGCTGTTACGCCGGGTCAAGCTGACCCGACAGACCCAGATGGACGCTGAATTCTATGCCCGCGAAGCCTTGCAGTGGCTGATCGATGACGGCCATTGCAGCGCCATCGACATCATCAGCGAACGCCTCGACGCTCAGCGCCTGAACCTGCGCACGGTCCTGACCCTGGCCGACGGCGAACGCCTGGACATCAACCCCGATAACAGTTGGCAGGTGATCTATGCCGTTTGAAACCCCTTCGCTGCCGGTGCTGATCAAGCGCACCCAAAGCGACCTGGCCGGCGATTCGCTGCGCCAGTCCGATGCGCAAGTGTTGGCCCGAACGCTTAGCGGCGCCGCGTATGGCTTGTACGGTTACCTCGACTGGATTGCCGAGCAGATCCTGCCGGACAAGGCCGACGAATCGACCCTGGAACGCATCGCTGCACTGCGTCTGAACCAGCCGCGCAAACCGGCGCAAGCGGCCACCGGCACGGTGAGTTTTACCGCCACCGCCGGTGCGGTGCTCGACGCCGATACGTTGCTGCAAACCAACGACGGCCGCACGTATAAAGTCACCAAGACACGCACCACGACCAATGGCAGCAACAGCACCACCATCGCCGCGCTCGACGCTGGCAGCCTGGGCAATGCCGATGCCGGTCTGACGCTCACTCCGGTGCAACCGATTGCCGGTATCGTCGGCACCAGCTTCGTCGTTACCGAGCCGGGCCTGAGTGGTGGCGTCGCCCTGGAAAGCCTGGAGTCGCTGCGTTCGCGGGTGATCCGTTCCTATCGCGTAATTCCGCATGGCGGTGCGGCCAGCGATTACGAGACCTGGGCATTGGAGCTGCCAGGCGTGACGCGCGCATGGTGCCGCGGCGGTTTGCTCGGGCCGGGCACGGTCAGCCTCTACATCATGCGCGACGACGATCCGCAACCGGTGCCCAACGCCGAGCAACTGGCTGAAGTCCAGGCACACATCGAACCGTTGCGCCCGGTCACCGCCGAGGTCCACGTACTGCCACCGGTGCAGGTGCCGGTGACCTACAACCTGAAGCTGACGCCGGACACCTCTGCCGTGCGCGCGGCGGTCGAAACCCAGTTGCGCGACCTGCACAACCGCGAAGCCGACCTCGGTCAGAACCTGTTGATCAGCCATATTCGTGAAGCGATCAGCAGCGCCGCCGGTGAAACCGATCACGTGCTCAATTCGCCGACCGGCAACGTCGCTGCCGATGACAGCGAACTGTTGACCTTCGGAGGTTGCGTATGGGCGTGATCAGATCCGCTGCGCAATACCAGGCGCAACTGCGTGCGCTGCTGCCGAGCGGCCCGGCGTGGGATCCGGAGCGCGTCCCCGAACTTGAGGAAGTGCTGCAAGGCGTCGCCGTCGAACTGGCCCGCCTCGACGCCCGCGCCGCCGACCTGCTCAACGAGATGGACCCGGCCGGCGTCAGCGAACTGGTGCCGGACTGGGAGCGAGTGATGGAACTGCCCGACCCGTGCCTGGGTGCCACACCGCTGTTCGACGACCGCCGCCTCGCCGTACGCCGACGCCTGCTCGCGGTCGGCAGCCAGGCCGTCGGTTACTACCTCGATATCGCCAAAAGCCAGGGTTATCCCAACGCCACCATCACCGAACTCGAAGCCCCGCGCATGGGCCGTTCGCGTTTTGGTTCGGCGCACTGGGGCACGTGGGAAGCGCAATTCATGTGGACGCTCAACACCGGCGGACGCCTGCTGCTTGGCCGGCGTTACGGCGCGAGTTACTGGGGTGAGCGTTTCGGGGTGAACCCGGGTTCGGCGCTGGAATGCCTGATCCACCGCAGTGCCCCGGCGCATACCAAGGTGCACATCAATTATGACTAGGGAGTAAGCCGGATGGATTATCCGAAAAGCATGCCCGGTGTCGGTTTGGTCAACAGTCGTTTTGTCGATGAAAATCCCGTCACCGGAACCCCCGGATCGCTGATTCCAGCAGAGTGGGGCAACGCCCTTACCGAAGAGGTGTTGACGGTTATCAAAGCGGCGGGGATCGAACCGACCGAGGGCTTGAACACCCAACTGCTCGAGGCCATCCGTGGCAAAAAGCTGTTTGAAACGCCGCCACAATTCGATGTCAGTCAGAAAGTCGCGACGACGGAGTTTGTCCAGCGCGCACTCGGCAGTCTGGCGGGGCAGACCAATTACGTGGGTGATGTTTCGTTGACGGTCGCTGACGTCGGCAAACTCTCGATCTTCACCAGCCCAGGTACAGTGACCCTGCCGGAATGGTCAACTGTGCCTGCGGGAGGCTTGGTTTCGCTGGTCGCAGGTTCCGGTGGTTTGAACGTGAAAGTCAGGAGTGGCGAGAGTCTGGGCACCGCCAGCGCTGGTGCACCGGATAACACGTTGTCATTTGTCGGTGGCAGCTACGTTACTTTTCGCCGGCTTCTGCTCGGTGGTGGCTGGGGCCTGGATTCTGGTGATGGTGCGCTCAAGTACTCGCCAGCGTTTACCGCTTCCTTGAACACTGCAGGCGGCTATCAGCGTTTGCCCAGTGGCCTGATCCTGCAATGGGGACTGGCCACGGGCGGCGCACTCAGCGAAACCATTACCTATCCGATTGCCTTTCCCAAAAGCGTGCTCTTCCTCTCGGGCGGCGATCTTTCACCGGCATTCTCCGACCTGCGCTTTTCCCTTTACCGACTCTCGCAAAGCCAGTTTCAGCGCTTCTCCAATGCTGACCCTGGTGGCTGGAACTGGTTCGCCATCGGCTTCTGAAATCAACGGTGAATGAAATGAAATACATTGATTTTGATGCCCAGGGCGAACTGCTTGGGCGCTATGACTCGGCGATTCACACGCAGATGCCTGCCACTGCCGTAGAGATCTCCGATGAGCTGTTCCTGCGCACGATCGAGGAGCGCGACGGCATCTGGAAATGGACCGATGGCAAGGTCACCAAACATGCATTGCCGAACGCATCGCTGCTGGTTGAAAGCGAACAGCGAGCATCTGCCCTGGCACGGCGTGACGAGTTGTTGGCCGAAGCAGACCAGCAAACCGTCGGTATGGCCGACGCCTACATCGCAGGGTTGCTGGATGCCGATGACATGCAGCGGTTCAAGGCTTTTGCTACCTACAAATTGGCGCTGAACAAAATCGACAGGCAGCCAGGTTATCCGCAAAGCGTGGACTGGCCAGTGTTGCCGGTTTGATGCCTTTTCTGACTTGAAGCCTGCAAAAACGGCTTCTTGAACAATCACCCAGAATAACGGGAGGTCCCCGCGTGGATTATCCAAACAGTGTGCCCAGCGCCGGATTGGTGAATGGGAAGTTCGTTGATGAAAATCCTATGACCGGAACACCCGGATCGCTGATTCCTGCGGATTGGGGAAACGGTGTCACGCAGGAAATTCTCAACGTGATCAACGCCGGGGGACTGACCCCGGACGAGAAGAAATACGATCAGTTGTTGCAGGCCATTCAGTCGGTGACAGCCAAGGGCTGGAATCAGGATCTGGCGTTGCCTCTTGTGGCATTGCCGCTGCCGACCGTTGCCACTACCGATGGCCGGCTGACGGTCAGCCCGGCTGCGGCATCCACCAGCGGTGGCAGGGTTGCAATTGCGGCGGGCACGTTTATCAGCCTGGGTCAGGAAGTCGTGAGTGGCCAATTGGGTCGTTCGCGCACTTTTATGACGTCCGCCTGGAGCAGTGCGGATCTGTTGCCCAGCAGTCATTACTTTCTGCGCGCGCAAGTCTCTGGCGGTGTGCTGACGTTCTATGTGCAGCGCGGCAACATCCATGACGTGATGCCCGAGTCGTTGAAAGGAACAGTCAACGGCACCGCCGGTGGCGGATTCCAGTCAACAGCACTGGACATGTGCCTGGCCTGGGTAATTACCGGCGCACCGGGCTCGGTGCCCACTGTGCGAACCATTTATAACCGTGCCCGTTTGACCTGGACCCAGACCGTCAACGGGACGGGCGCAATTTTCCTGCCACTGGATCCCCATGCACGTTCTGCACGATTGGTTGCCGGCAACCCGACTCCGTCGTCGACGGCGGTGACGTCGGTCGCGTTTCCATCAACCGGATGGGTGGGGGGCAACTATTGCTTCCTGTCGCCCGTAATTGCCGGCAGCTCCAACAACCCCGGGGGCTGGAATCCCGCAACGATTTCCCCTTGTGTGTTGTTCACCAACAACATTGTTAACGACGTGACGGTTGCAACGCTGGCCGCCAGTTTCGACCATGCCAATTTGCGCTCGCTGTGGCAGTGCTATCAGGCAGAGCACAACCTTGGCCAGTCAAACGCCGAGAGTGATGAGTTGTTGCTGAGCATGGGCATCAAGACTCATCCAATCACCGACTACAGCGTTGGTATTGCAGTCAACTTTGCCGACGCCGTGAACGTCCAATTGTCCTGGGAGCTTATTCGATGATCGTTATTCAAGAGCTTCATCAGTTCGACGGCGAAATGCGCCTTCCTCAACCTTCTGCCGCCCATGACTGGGACGGTCAGGCATGGGTTCTGAACGCTGACAAACAGACTGAATTGAATGCGCAGGAAGTTGAACAGATTTGCGTCAAAGTCGACTCCGCTGCCGACAGCGCTCGCATCGCACTGGCCGGCGACCCGCTCAAAGCCATGGAGTACGCCCAAGCCGCCGCCGACGCACAGGCTCATCAGGACGCCGGTTACCCGAAAAAGGAAGTGCCGCTGTCAGTTGCAGCGTGGGTGGTCAAAGGGCGCACGGCCAAACAGGCCGCCGAGCAGATTCTGAGCAAGGCCGATCAACTGACCGACCATTTGCTGACACTACGTACGTTGCGCTTGAAGGCCAAAGCGCAGATTCGCGCACAGGCTGCCAAGGGCAATATGGATATGGCGCGCAGCGCTGGTGACGAAGCTTTGGTCGCCATTCGCGAATTGGCCAGCGGTCTTTCCAGCTAAGCCGAAAAGCCTTCGTTCTGCCTTACCCCAAGCCCACTTCGCTGTGGGTTTTTTATTTTCCGAGAACGGACCGTGGACAGGCACGCAGAAGACGTTGTGTCGACGCCGGTCATTTGTCATTTCTAAGGAACGAACTAGCTATGGATTATCCAAAAAGCATCCCCAGCGTCGGTCTGGTCGATGGCCGCTTCATCGATGAAAACCCGGTGGCAGGTACGCCGGGATCGTTGATTCCGGCGGTTTGGGGCAACAGTGTGACTCAGGAGATTCTGAGTGTGGTTACCGGCGGCGGGTTAGTGCCGTCCGAGGCGGATACCGGGCAGTTGTTCAAGGCGATTCAGTCGATCATCGGCAGCGCCAGTCCAATGCGTTCGGTCATCACTCGGGTTGGCACGTCCAGATCATTGGCCATTGAAGAACTGGGCCTGGTTCTGATCGATGCCGGGGCCGGTGCACTGAACGTCAGTCTGCCGCCGGCCAATGCCAGCCTTGGGGTGCGCGACATCATTGTGCGGCGTGTCGATAACAGCGGTAACCGCTTGGTTGTGAGAAGTTCAACCGGCGATGTGATCAGGTTTCACACCCATTTGAATGCTGCGGGCTATCCGTTTCTCGTGTTGATGGGCGCCGGTGACTGGTGGCATTTACGCAGCGATGCAGCGGGCAATTGGTGGCCGGTCGGTCGTCTGGATGGATCCTCACTCGGCTACATAGCCTTTGAAACCACACTGGCTGTACTGCCCGGTGGCTATGCCGCGCTGAATGGTTCCTTACTGAATCGCTCGGAATGGCCTTGGCTCTGGGATCACGCGCAGCAGTCAGGCATGTTGCGTCCCGAGGCAGATCGAGGCGGTGCGTGGACGCCTGGAGACGGTGCCACCACTTTTCGCCTGCCAGAAGCCCGTGGTGAATTCTTGCGCGTCCTAGCCGAAGGCGGTTTGGTCGATACCGGTCGTGCGGCGGGATCCTGGCAAAAAGGTTCATTGGTTCAGGGGGACAACGGCGTCGCCGACAACATTTTGTTTGCGACAAACATCATTTCCCAGAAGACCCAGCTGGGTTTCGATATGGGCAACTACGCCGATTACGCCGGCGCCACCGTCAAATACATCACACCTGCTGCGCCAATTACGCCAATTGCCGATTCAGAGCTGCTGAACCACGGCGGTATCACGCGTCCTCGAAATATTGCCTATCCGGGTCGAATCAAACTTATCTGAGGTGCCCATGTTTAATTATCTGACTGATCATCTGGGATGTTTGATCGGCCCTGTCGAGTTTGATGTCACCCCCGGTCTTGGTGTTCAGCTGCCGAGTAATGCCGTTCAACTTTCATTCGAGCTGCCGTCACCCGAAAGCGGGCGAGTGTGGACACTGGTTAACAATGTTCCTCGAGAGCTGACAGACCGGCGCGGTGTGGTTTACCGCAAGCATGATGGCGTCAGGCAAATATTGACCGAACTGGGAGAGTTGCCTGACACCCTTACAACAGAGCCACGGCCAGGGGAGTTCCATATCTGGCGCGACAACGGCTGGGTATTGGAAGAGCAGGCTCGCTTGGCGAGCTTAAGACAGCAATGCCTCGCACAGCGCGACGCACTGCTACGCGATGCCGTGCTGCGCATCGCGCCCCTGCAATACGCCGAAGACATCGGCGATGCCAGCCATGACGAACAACTACTGCTGATCGAGTGGAAGCTCTACAGCGTCGAGGTGAACCGTATCGAAAAACAGGCTGGTTTCCCCGATGAAATTACCTGGCCGGTCACACCCGGCACGGCCGTAGCCAACTGATTTCAGCACAGGGAACAGTGCAATGGACTATCCAAAAAACATCCCCGGCGTGGGGCTGGTCAACGGCGGCTTCGTCGATGAAAACCCGCTCGCCGGAACACCGGGATCGTTGATTCCCGCTGCATGGGGCAACAGCGTCACGCAAGAAATTCTCAACGCGATCAAGGCTGCCGGATTGACACCGGATGAAGCCAAAACCGATCAACTGGCCAGCGCAATCGGTGCACTGGTCGACTTCAGTAAACTGAAAAATACCCCAACCACGTTGGCTGGTTACGGCATTACTGATGCAGTGGGGCGGTTGCTGGCAGTCAGGCAGTTCGAATCCGTCGGAATCACGCTTTACAAACCGCATCCCAGAGCGAAACGCGTACGTGTGCGCTTGGTCGGTGCGGGTGGTTCCGGTGGAGGCTGTGAGCCCGTCCCCGCCAATAATCACCGAATCGGTGGTGGCGGTGGTTCCGGTGCCTATGCGGAGAGTCTCTACGACGTGACCGCGCAAATGCTGGCTGGCGTACCTGTGTCTTTGGGGGCTGGCGGCGCTTCAGTCAATACGACCGGGATGACCGGGGGCGGTGCTTCCTTCGGCACCTATATGAGTGCCGCTGGCGGTGCAGGCGGGCAAATCCTTTCATTCCCGGTTACAGCAACGACGGTCGGTTTCGTCATGGGCGGCGCTGGCGGACAAATCGTCACGGGTGGTGGTTTGGCCAACGCTCGTGGCACCCCTGGTGAGTTCGCGATGTACAACTTCAATTGGGGTGTGGTTTCCGGGGCCGGGGCTGCCAGCCAGTTTGACGGTGGTGGCATACGTGTAGGCGTGAATGGAAATGGCATCTCCGGCGGGCGGGGTTCCGGTGGCAGCGGCTCCTGCTCGACGAATGCTTCCGCTTCAGTTGTCAGCGGCGCCGGCGGCCACGCCTTCTGTGAAATCTGGGAGTACGAATAATGGCTGTCTATGCACGGATCGAAAACGGCGTAGTCGTCGAACGGATCGACACCGGTGACTACGCAATCAGCCAACTGTTCGCCCCGTCTTTTGTCGAGTCGATGGTGCGAGTGCCGGATGGTCAGGCGGTCGAAATCGGCGCGCCGATCAGTCAGTTGCCGATAGCAATCGACCCACTGCCCGCGCAGGAAAGTCCGGTGGTGATCCTCCAGGCGTCGGTTGTTGCAGATCAAGCGCCTTCGAAAGCCGAACGTAGCTGGCGTCAGGCATCCCTTTCTGCGACTGAATGGCTGGTCACTCGCCATCGCGATGAGCAGGAACTGGGGCGCGGAACCTTGCTCAAGGCTGCGCAATATCTGGAACTGCTCGAGTACCGACAAGCGCTGCGCGACTGGCCTGATTCCAGCCACTTCCCGGAAGTGGTTTTCCGTCCGGTTGCACCGGAGTGGATGGTCGGCGTTTCTGCCTGAGACGTTTTGTTGATGCTTTGAAAATATGGAGAAGATTGATGGACTACCCAAAAAATATTCCCAGCGCCGGCCTGGTGAATGGCAGGTTTGTTGATGAAAACCCTCTCACTGGAACACCGGGTTCGTTGATTCCGGCAAGTTGGGGAAATGCCGTTACGCAGGAAATTCTGGAAGTCATCAAAGGCTCAGGAGCTGCCGCTGATGAAAGTGATAACACTCAACTAAAAGCGGCCATTGATACGCTTATAGCGAGGAAGCAAAGCGAGAGTCTTGCCAGTCAGGACGAAGCCGAATCCGGCACCAGCACTACACGGTTGATGACGCCGTCAAGAGTCTTTCAAGCCATTGCGAAAAAAGTGCAACAGGCCACAGAGTCCCTCGTAGGAACAGCAAAAATCGCCTCTCAGGCAGAGGTCAACGCCGGTGTCAGTGACACATCTATTGTGACCCCTAAAAAGCTCAGACTCGGGTTCATGGTTAGGTTAGGGGCATCAGGTTATGTTGTTTTTCCTTCGTGGATGGGTGGCGTCATTATCCAATGGATCAATGGCAGTGCCAGCCAGGCAGGCAATAGTAATTATGGCGATGTAAACCCATGGCCATTGATGTTTCCCAATGCATTATTTCTCGCAGTCGCTACCCATGAGGGCACTTCATCGGCAACTTTACTGGTCTGGAACAACGCGACGATCAGTCGGCTGGCGGGCATCAATGTTCGCTGTCCTGATTATCCGACAGGCTCCATTGCTGCTCGCGTAATCGGAATAGGGTACTGAATATGTATTATTTCTCTCCGCAAACTTCTGGCTTTTATCATTCAGATCTACACGGTGCGAATATCCCCGCAGACGCGTTTGCGTTGAGCGAGGGCGAGTATTGCGCGCTGGTCTCTAATGCTCCGGCAGGGACAGTTCTTTCGCTGAACGCTAATGGGCGTCCAGAGCGGGTGGTATTGGCTGGACAAACCACCGATGCGGCAGAAAGGTTCTGGCGCGACAAGGCACTGGATCGTACTCAATGGCTGGTCCTTCGCGATGCCGAAGAACTGGAAATGGGCGAGGGCACAACCTTGCGTACCGAGGAGTTCAAAGAGCTCCTCGCCTACCGGCAGGCGCTGCGCGACTGGCCCAATCATCCGGACTTCCCCGATGCCCGTTCGCGCCCGGTCGAACCTGACTGGCTTGACGGTTTCCTACAGGCCAATGGCTGAGGAATCGAAATGGATTATCCAAAAAGCGTTCCCAGCGTCGGGCTTGTTAATGGCAAATTCGTCAATGAAGACGTCGTCGCGGGATTGCCCGGATCGTTGATCCCGGCGACCTGGGGCAACAGCGTCACCGATGAGTTGTTGAACGTCGTCAAATCCGCCGGCCTTGAGCCGAGCGAAGCCGATTCAACCCAGTTATTGCAATCGATGAAAAAACTCAGTCAGGCAGGTGAAGACAAACATGCCACTGACATCGGCGCGGCCAATCTCTACATGGCCAATTATGTGCCTGCCGTCACCGCACTGAAGGACGGATTGGCGCTGCGCTTTACTGCCGGTAATGCCAATACCGGGGCGAGTACGTTTGCACCGAACGGGTTGATGCCCCGGCCGCTATTGAGCCTTGGGCTGAGTGCGTTGCGGCCAGCGGAGATTGTCGGCAGCAGTGTGTGTTCGGTGGTGTATAGCGCGGCGCTGGACAGTTGGGTGCTGGTGTATGCGAGCGGTGGTAGTGCTGCGAGCGGCCGGTTGTTGGGGGTAAAGACGTTTACCGCATCCGGCAACTATGTGCCGTCAGTGGGAATGAAGAACGTATTGGTCACCATCGTCGGCGGAGGTGGTGGCAGCTCTGGAATCGGTGCGACGAACTCTACCCAGGTTTCCCTTACAGGCGGTGGCGCTTCCGGTAGCTACGCACAAGCCTGGTTATCATCTGCCGCGATCGAGCAGAGCCAAATCATTACGGTTGGGGCGGGCGGCGCGGCGGGTGCTGTTGGCGTAGGCGGGGGAAGTGGTGGAACAAGTTCGCTTGGCTCACTGGCTTCGGCCACCGGTGGTGGAGGTTCTCCCTGGAGTTCCCCGCTCACGCTTCCTGGATTCGGCTTGTATGTGGGTGGTTTTCCCAGCCAAGCCTCAACTGGAGGCAACATTATCAATTCGGCGGGTGCGGCCGGTAACCCAGGGATGTGCCTCACCGGATCAACACTTGCCGGGCATGGCGCAAACTCGCCTCTTGGCAGTGGTGGTTATGCGAGCAGTGTCGCATTGAGTGTGGCTGCGCCCGGTTCAGGTTATGGCTCAGGCGCGGGCGGGATTGCTAACGCCACCAACCAGCCGGGCAGACCGGGTGCAGCAGGCGCCCCCGGTGTTGTGATCATCTACGAGTACGCCTGATGAAAACCTACGCACGCATCTTCAACAGCACCGTGGTCGAGCTGTTCTCCACCGACGGCAATATGGCCGAGATGTTTCATCCGGATCTGCTCTGGATCGACATCACTGAAATCACTCCTGCACCGCAAATCGACTGGACCGCCAATTTCGGCACCCTCGGTTGGGTGTTCGACGTGCCCGAAGAACTTGCGCCGGACAGCACCCTGAAAACTCTGGCAAAAAAATGGCTGGCAGGCATTGGCCGTCAGCCGTGATTCAATCGGGGCAATATCCAGGGAGGATCAAGCATTATGCAAATAACTGAAAAAAGCCTTATCGACATCATGCCCAACGCCCGCACCCAAGCGGGCGTTTTTGTTTCTGCACTCAACAGTGCCATGACTCGGCGGCGCATCGATACGCCTAAACGTATTGCTGCGTTTCTTGCGCAGATCGGCCATGAGTCCGGGCAATTGCGCTATGTGCGTGAACTGGGCAACAACCAATACCTGAGCAAATACGACACCGGCACGTTGGCCTTGCGTTTGGGCAACACACCGGAGGCCGATGGCGACGGACAAAAGTATCGGGGGCGCGGGTTGATTCAGATTACCGGCCGTTCGAATTATCGTCAGTGCAGCGTTGGCCTTTTTGGCGATGAGCGTCTGCTTTCGTTGCCCGAGCTGCTCGAACAACCGCAGTGGGCCGCTGAGTCTGCCGCATGGTTCTGGGAGCAGAACGGCTTGAATGAACTGGCCGATCGCGATCAGTTCAACACCATCACCCGGCGAATCAACGGCGGGTTGAACGGCTTGCAGGATCGCCTGGAAATCTGGGCGCGGGCGAGGGCAGTGCTATGCCAATCCCCTGGCGAGTGATCGGCATCTTGTTGCTGGGCGCTGGGGCGTTTGCCGCGGCCTGGCAGTTTCAGGCGTGGCGCTACGAACGGCAATTGGCCGAGCAGACCCGGTTAAACGCCGAAACCCTTAATCAACTGACGCAGGCTGCCGCCGCTGCGCAACAGGCCGAGCAGGGTAAACGCCTGGCGCTGGAGCAGCGGCTGGCGAGCAGTGAACAAACCCATTACCGAGCACTGAGCGATGCCCAACGTGATCAGGATCGCCTGCGCGATCGTCTTGCTACTGCTGATGTGCGCCTGTCAGTCCTACTCGACGCCAGCGACGTTGCCCCAGGCTGCAACGTGCCAGCCACCGCCGGTGCCAGCGGCGTGGATCATGCAACCGTACGCGCCCGACTTGACCCGGCGCATGCTCAACGAATTGTCGCCATCACCGACACCGGCGATCGCGGACTGATTGCCTTGCAGGCGTGTCAGGCGTATGTCAGAGCGCTCGCGCCCGAACATTTTGAATGA